CTTCAATGTTCACTCATTGGAACCGGAAGGTATTATCACCAAAGAAGAAACACCTAACAATCAAGAGCATACTGAACGGGTTCAAAGGGTAGAGAATTGTTTTAGGTTAATCTTAAACACTTATGGTGTTACCGTTACTCAATCTCAATTCCTTCCCGCTTCCTTCCTTGTCTCTCAAGGGATAGAGCTTGATGAATTCAAGCGGAAGGCATCGCTTGCCGTCTCTCAATGGCTCAAGCTCAAGGGTAGTGTACCTAGTGGCTTGCAGCAGCTCATCGACGGGGGCTCTTTCTCGCAGGCCACCCCTTCCCCCCCGCCTCGTCCGCGCTAGTACGGGGTATCTGACACGATTTTTTTCTCGTTTTTCGTAGGGTGTTTTTTAATGTTGCTCAGAAGCTCTTCTCGGTTGCCCCTTACTCTTCGTGTTCTACATGCTTACCAGCATGGTTGTTTCATGTGTGTCGGAACACACATACCCTTGGGTGTTACTCTTTATATTGGGGACACCCTTCGGGTTATAAGGGGTTCGTGTATGTTTTGTAAATAGTGTCAAGGGGGTTTTAGGTACTTATCAACAGGAGAGTTACATAAATGACCAGTGTTAGACAATTTAGACGTGTTTTGAGTTCCAACAGGATGGACGGAAAGAAGGAGGCGGTGTTGGAAGAGCTGGAAATACTTGGCTCTTCCAAGATTACTGATGTGTTGTCGTGGGATCAGACTGGAGGAGTTAGTGTTATTCCCAGTTATGATTTACCGGAGCATACTCGGAAGGCGATTAAGAAGATAAAGATCAGGCCGACCAAGGATGGCAACGAGATTGAAGTGGAAATGCACGACAAGATGTCTGCTTTGCGGTTGCTCTCCAAGCATTACGGGTTATTGGAGAACCTCAGTGATGATGCGCGGCCTACTATCATGGGTATTAATCTCAAAGGCCCGGTTGTAACGAATTATACCATTACAGAAAGTCCATTAGATGAAGAAGCCAATGAAGAGGAAGCAATCGCAGAGATCGTCTGATACGTCAGATGGTACTCTACTATCTGGCCTAGAGCTTGATTTTACTCAGGCTCCCACTACCTGGGAATTCCTGCATGACACATCATTCTTTCGTGGGTTGCTCGGCCCTGTAGGTAGCGGGAAATCGTATGGTTGCGCTGCCGAGATCTTCCTGAAGGCCGTGCAACAGGCTCCGTCTCCGGTCGATAATGTGCGCTATACCAGATTTGTGATTGTCAGAAACTCATATCCAGAGTTGCGGACGACTACTATCAAGACATGGGGTACGCTCTTCCCTGAAGACGTGTGGGGGCCAATGAGGTGGTCGCCGCCTATCACCCATCATCTTAAACTACCTAGTAGAGACGGTATCCCTGGCGTTGATTGCGAGGTTATCTTTCTTGCTCTCGACCAGCCCAAGGATGTCAGAAAGTTACTGTCTCTTGAGTTGACCGGAGCATGGGTAAACGAGGCACGGGAATTGCCCCTAGCTGTTATCCAAGGTTTGACACATCGTGTAGGCCGCTATCCGACCAAGCAGCACGGTGGCCCCACTTGGCGTGGGATATGGGCAGATACCAACCCAATGGACAATGACCACTGGTGGTATCGCCTAGCAGAGAAAGAGCCTATCCGAGGCAAATACAAGTGGTCGTTCTTCAAGCAGCCGTCAGGAATGGTTGAATGCACCGGAGATACACCTGGAGCGTTGCCAGCGGCAGGTAGATTCTGGACGATGAACCCAGAGGCAGAGAACATCGGTAACCTGCCTCCAGGTTATTATGAGCAGCAGCTCGGCGGCAAGAACCTTGACTGGATCAGGTGCTATGTCGGTGGCGAATATGTGTATGTACAAGAAGGCAAAGCTGTATGGCCTGAGTATATGGACAGCCTGATGAGCGTGGAAGCACTGGATTACGACCCTAGTGTTCCGATTCAGGTAGGATTGGATTTCGGTTTGACGCCAGCGGCAGTCATTGGACAGAAAATGAGGAACGGTCGGTGGCATATCCTGCATGAAATCGTGTCATTCAGCATGGGTCTGGAGCGTTTCGGGCAGATTTTAATCCATGACATCCAGACAAGATTCCCAAAAGCGCAAATATTCATCTGGGGAGATCCTGCTGGTGTTGCTAGAGACGGGATTTTCGAGGTTACAGCGTTCGATTATCTCAAAACACTTGGATTGAATGCCCAACCTACGGCATCCAATGACTTCATGGTGCGTCGGGAAGCTGGTGCGCTGCCAATGCAGAGGCTAATTGATGGCAAACCGGGCATAATTGTGGCACATGACTGCCAAAGATTGCGTAAATCACTGGCTGGTGGCTACCATTTCAAGCGAGTTGGTGTCGGTGGCGGGACAGACAGGTTCAAAGATGCACCCAACAAGAACGAACACTCGCATATCGGGGACGCATACGGCTATCTGATGCTAGGCGGTGGCGAATTTAGAACACTGACACGGGGTCACATGATGGGTAGATCGCAACCAAGGTCAACAATAGCCAACCATGACTTCGAGATCTTCGCATGATCGTGCCGGATGACTTCATAGCGGAGTTAAATCTGAGCGATAGAATAAGAGTTGTGCCGTTTCACTACGGACACATCCACATGATGCAGTTATCTGACCTTGATCGCCGAGCAGCGTCGGCTTTGCCTGACTTTAACGAGCGTATCCAGTCATATGCCGACGCCTACCCCAGCATGACAGTGATGATCGACAACAAGATTATCCTGTCTTCTGGCATATTCCAGCTCTGGCCCAGCACGTATGAACTATGGATGTTCAAAAGTGACGACCTTGCCAAGCAAAACGCACTCGACCTGACACGCAAAGCCAAGATGTTTGTATCTTATACGACACAACTGTCCTATTTACGACGTTTGCAGATTGTTGTCAGAAATGATAATAGTCCAGCGATGCGTTGGGCCGAGCTAATCGGGTTCAATTATGAGGCAACTCTAACGGCATATACCCCTGACGGTGTAGATTGCCATGTATATACGAGGTTCAATCATGGGTTTTCTAGTACCAAAAGCACCGAAAATTGATACAACTGCTCAGAAAAAGCAGGTTGAGTTGCAGGAAAAGCAGGAAGCTCGCATTGAAACTCAGGAAGCTGAGGCTGCTCAACGTACTGCTTCGTCACTCAAGGCCCGTCAGTACGGTGGTATGCGTCAGCTTCTCAGCCCTGAACGTCTCAGCCCTGAAATCGGCCTGTCAAAAAGCCTGAGCGGGTTCTAACCAATGGTTGCCAAGAAGTACCAGAACCCTGAAGGTGGCCTGAATGCTGCTGGGCGGGCGTATTTCAAGCGCACTGAAGGCTCTAACTTGAAGGCTCCCGTCAAAGGTGCGCCTAAAAGTCGTGAGGCACTAGGCCGGAAGGCTAGTTTCTTGGCGAGAATGGCAGGAGTTAAGGGGCCAGACTTCGACGAGAAGGGCAAACCGACCAGAAAGTTACTAGCTCTTAGGGCATGGGGCGCATCTTCAAGTGCCGACGCAAAGAAGAAAGCGGCTGCTCTCAGTGCTAGAATTAAGAATATGAAGGATTGAACATGGCAGAAGTATGGGACAAGCCTCGACCAAAAGGATTGGGTGCTAGCAAAAAGCTAACTCCTGAGCAGAAGGCGTCTGCCAAGGCTATGGCTAAAAAGGCTGGTCGTCCGTATCCGAACATGGTTGATAACATTCGTGCGTCTATGAAGGGGAAGAAGTAATGCCGCTTAAAAAAGGTTCATCGCAGAAGACAATTTCTACGAACATTCGCGCCGAGATGAAAAAGGGGTATCCCCAAAAACAGGCTATCGCAATGGCAATGTCATCCGCTGGAAAGGCGAAGCCGTCCATTGGTAAATCAATGCCCAGCAAAGGTAAATAACTATGGCTACGATCCAGCATACGAATGCAACTATAGATGGCGAGATTGTATATACGTGGACTGGTATGGCTAACAATGATGTCGGGACTGCCATCTTTATAAACGGCAAGCATCATTTGACAGCCCAGGTACTAGGCACGTTCAATGCTGCAACAGTCGAGTTTGACGGTTCTATTGATGGGACTAACTTTGTCGCGTCTACCAAGAGGAATGCTGCTGGTGCAGTCTCATTCACTGCCGCAGGTATGGCAGCGTTTGACACAGAACCATTATACGTTCGCCCAAAGGTAACTGGTGGCGGTGTTTCAACAAGCGTGACTTGCATTTTGCTGGTTCGCGGTGGTGATTAAGGATTAAGTTATGGCA